GCTTTTATTTCAAGGATTTGGTTTAAGAAAAAATGGATAACACATTGTCCGATTGCTTATTTTTATCCATACAATGGATTTGGTCAACCAAGCCGAAGTGTAAGAGATAAGATGTTTTCGGACAAAAAAAACTTCCCGAAGCAAATGTTTGCCGCTCATTACGGAAGTCATACTTGGGGTGGCAAACCAAAATAAATACCCACTTTATATTCCATCAAAAGGAAGATGGGATACGATGTATACTTCTAAGGCTCTAACATCAATGGGTTTACGACATAATATAGTCGTGGAACCTCAAGAAGTAGAAATATATAAGGATGCAAGTAGAGGATTACTTGCGCGCATAATAGAATTGGATATGTCGTATAAAGAAAAATATGACTATTGTGACAAATATGGAACAAGTATAGCTACGGGAAGCGGTCCTGCTAGGAACTTCATTTGGGATCATTCAATATCGGAAGGACATGAATGGCATTGGATAATGGATGACAATATAAAAGGATTTGGAATAAAGAAAAATGGGAAAAGAGGCAGAACAAATAATCCTTTATTTTGGACATGTATGGAGCAATTCATGCATAGGTATGAAAATGTAGTAATGGGCGGCCCTAACTATACTTTTTTTGTATTTGGTACCAATAAGCCATTTCATGCAAACACAAGAATATACTCATGTAACTTCATTAAAAACAATATCCCATTTAGGTGGCGAGGCAGATATAACGAAGATACAATTCTTTCCTTGGATATTTTAAAAAAAGGCTACTGCACTACATTGTTCAACGGATTTATCCAATACAAAATGGGGACACAATGTGTAAAAGGAGGGAACACTGATACAGTTTATAAGCATGGAACTTTTGCTAAGTCCAAAATGATGGAATCAACTCACGGAGATGTTGCTAAAGTAACATTACGATACGGAAGGTGGCACCATTTCGTAAACTATAATAAATTCAAGAAAACTAAATTCATAAAAAAAGAAAACTACGAACCAATTGAGCACGAATGGACAATAAAGAATTAAAAAATGAAATAGTGTCTAAGGTTCTTGATGCAGACTTTAAAAATATAGTTGAGAAAGTAAAAAGTGGAAAAACATTAAACTCTACTGAGAGAAAAACATTAGAAGAACACAGAGGGAAAAGTAAGTGGGAGGTTTTAGACATACATAAAACAACCTATTATAAATATAAGAAATTAGGTATGCCTGAGCAATTCGAGGAAGCAAAAGAGTGGATTCGTTTAAGAAGTGGAATGGCACAACAGGGTTCAGGGAAAATAGAAATAGGAGGACGCACATTTGAATCTCAAGACTTAATTGATCTTAGAGGTAAACTTATGGAAGAACAGGCTCAAAACATAAGTTTGAAGAATAGGATAGATAAATTAAATGTTTTGGAACGAGAAGGAAAGTTGGTAGATGCAGATACGGCGAGTAATACAATTATGCAAATTCTACATCCTTTAAAAAAGGCGTTGGATCAAATGCCTGAGAATATTTCAGGTGCATTAAATCCTGATGATCCATCAAGAGCGGAAGCTATATTAGAACAGGCTCTACAAGCAATATATGAAGATTTGCAAAAAAGTTTTAAAAACAAAGAAATAAAAAATGAGCGCATTAATTGACGAAGCATTAGCGGTATTTCAACCTAAAGCAGATGAAACCGTAGTTGAGTGGGCTGAAAAGAATATTTATATTCCCAAAGAGGTGTCACCATATGCAGGATACTTTCGGGCGGGATTTAATAGATATTTAAATGAACCACTGAATCAATTCGGTAATAAAGCAACCGACAGGCTGACTATATGTTTTGCAAGTCAAACAGGAAAAACAACCTTGATGCATATTGGTCTTTTATATGTTGTAACAAAGGAGCCAAAACCCGTCCTTTATCTTATGCCAAGCGACGGATCAGCAAGGCAAATAAGTAAGGAACGGATTCAACCGATGATGAGAGCTTCCACGGAAGTATCAAAAATTTTACCTGATAACCCTGACAACTTCTCAATCCTTACCTACAATTTGAAATCTTGCAATGTACATTTGGGCGGAGCAGGATCAGCAGGTAAACTAGCTTCTTTCCCTTGTGCTGTTGTTTGCTTCGATGAATGTGATAAAGCATCGGTAAATAATAAAAATGAAGCAGGAGCAATTCAATTGGCAAGTAACAGAATAAAAGCATATGGTTCCTCTAAGTTATTTGTACTTGCATCAACTCCAACTGTAGATGATGGAGCCGAAACTATAACTCATCATTTAAAGCAAAGTACATATAAAACATATCGAGTTCCTTGCTTAAATTGTAACGAATTGGCTGAGATCGGCTTTGCAAAAGGAGAAGAAAAATTTTATGTTGAATGGGATAAGCAATTCACAGGAGGAGAGTTGGACATAAACGCAACAGCAAAAACATCTCGGTTGGTATGTCCATATTGCAATTATTCGATAAAGGATTCTTCTGCAAAAAATAAAATGGTATCTCATGAACTTTCAAAATGGGAAGCAACTAACCCTCTTGCAGATATTTCACATCAAGGTTACCAACTTAATTCACTATATTCATCTTATATTAGTATCGTGGATTCTGCTAGAATGTTTCTTGAGGCAAAAGGGACAAATGAATTGCAGGATTATAGAAATTCCTTTCAGGCATTACCTTGGAGACATGAAACAGAAGATACACCTGACATAATTAAAATGAAGGAGCTTGAAACTGAATTTAGTAAAGGTGAGATACCTCCTAACTCAATAGTTATACTCACCTGTGATGTACAAAAATACGAGTTTTATTGGATGGTCACTGCTCATGATACAAGTGGAATTTGCCATATTGTGGATAATGGCAGGGCTGATAATTTTGATGAATTAAACGACATTTATAAAAGATACCAATGTGATTTTGCAGGAGTTGATTCTGCCTACAATACGGGATTCGTTTTATCAAATGTTTTAAGATTAGGTACAAAATGGTTTGCAATTCGAGGTCAACAACGAATGCAAGGTCAACTTAACTTAGTCCAAGTAAATCCTTTGGACGGGCAGAAGGATGAAGCACTGACCGGCACAGTTACTCGATTTGACATTAATAACTCTCATTTTAAAAGATTATTGGTTAAGATGAGAAATCAATCTATTACAGGATTAGGTTTATACAGAAATGCAGATGCATTACTTTATCGCCATCTTCTTGCTGAAGTAGAAATAGAAATAAGAGACCGAAGCGGAAGAAGGCAATATGAGTTCAAGCAAGTAGATCGTGAAAACCATTGGTTTGACTGCTTAAACTACGGACTTGCCATGGGTTACTTTTTCCGAAAGAGTAAAACAGGAAGTAAAGTCAATCGTCCAAAAGACTTGAAAAGAATACCATTAAGCGAAAAACACGAACCCGAGGAAATGTAATGTCAAAGATGAAATTTAAGGTAGACATTTCGGGGTTTGGTGCCGTGGTAAATGATTTAAGTAAACTTAGTGGAAAAGGTTTTAAGGCAACAATGAAGGCTGAGTTGGGTCATATCTTGAAAACATCAATTCAGAAGACTCCAATTGCAAATACAAAGAAAATAGTCGCAAGGACTATGCCTGAAGGATATAAGGTCAAAGGATTGACAGGAGTAGGTAAAAGATTAGTTACCTTTAGGCACGGCAAGAAATATCATGCAGGACAAGTAATAAAAGCAGGAAAGGGGAAGAGAGGCGGACAACTATACTTGCGACCAAAATCCGAACCTCCTGGGCAAAGATGGATGAGTAAGCCAATAGCAGGAGGAGGTTCAGATGAAGAATGGAATCATTTTGTTGAAGAACAGAAGGTCAAGGCAATTAAGAGAAATGCAAGAAAAGGAATTACCGCAGGAGTATTTTACGCAATGGCAAAAAAAGGTAAAATAGCATTCCCTACAAAAGTAAAAGGTGAAAAGTTTATATCAAAATCCGAAGTTCAGGCTAAGGTCAGGCAATATGTAAGTACAAGAGAAAGCGGTCAGAACTATAGTTATTCTATTCTATTAGAGTCAACAGGCTTCAAGATGGCAGGGAGGCAACGACTGCAAAGTAAGCTTTCACTCTCGACAAGTGGCAGGATCAAGTATTTTGATAACAACATGAAGAAAGGCTTAACTAAAGAAATCAAAAGACTGATGCCATCAAGGTATCCATTAATTTTTAAATGAGTACAAAATACAGATCAGACGAGCAACAACTTGACTTCCTGCAAAAGAGGATCGAGCGACTAGAGAAAACACTTGAGCGCTTGGAAAGTTTGGGGATGACAAGTTTCAGCTCGGCAGGACAAAACAAATCATTTCGGACACAGGAAGAAATAAGAAGGGAACTTGAAGTTGCCACGAAGGAATATGAAATAATTAATTCGAGGATTCAGGGGATCGAAAACAACTTTCCATTCAAGGAGACAATTGTATGCGACCGCAAACATTACTAGACAGCAAAGGAAACGAAATTAATTTTGGCTATTCTGCAAGCCGACCAAGTTGGCGAAAGCAGAATGACGCACTAGATAGGTCGTCAATTTTAGAGAGTGAAGACAAAGTTCTTCAGCGAGGCAATCGCCTTGAAATGTTAAGTACATTAAGGGACCTTGAGAGAAATAATCCAATTGCACGGAGTATCGTACAAGTATTTGTTTCTAATCTAGGTCAATGTTCTTTTCAAAGTATTACGGGAGTAGAAGATTACGATGATATAAGAAATAAGCTTTTTCGAAGATACTTTAAAAATTGTGAAGTTACAGGTTTTGGGATGCAGAAGGTATTGCAACACATCATTTCTGATTTGTTACTTGCAGGAGAAGTATTTGTATTACTTACAAAAAGCGGATCGATTCAATTGATACCAAGTGAGCGTATAGCAAGTTCAATGGATAAAACGAAAATGCGAGAAAATGAATCGGCAGGAATAGTTTCCAATCGATTTGGCACAGCACAAGCATATCGAATTTGTCAGATGAAAGACGGCATGGTTGACGAGTCAAGCGCAAGTTATGTTCCTGCAAGCAATATCATTCACATTTCTAATAATTTGAGAATTGGACAGCAAAGGGGAACGCCAATGCTTGCGTCTGCAACCAAGACATTGCAGGACATTCACGAAGTACAAACAGCCTACACAGCAAAAGTAAAAGTCAGTTCAGCACTGACGGGATTTATAACAAGCAACCAACCTTATTCTGCAAGATGGGATGGTAACGAATTTGAAGGCGATCAAATGCGCTCAAGTTATAAAAAGCTTTATTCAGGTTCGTTGCTTCTCTTAGAAAATGGCGAAAGCGTACAGACAATTCAAGGAGGTTCAATTTCAGGAGTAGAATCTTTCATGACTCAATTGATCTCATTTGCTTGTTCAAGTGTTGGAATCACGGTTGAAAATTTAGTTGGATGGTCAAATGCTTCCTTCAGTTCGTCAAAAGCTACTAGAGAAGTTACAAATCACAGATTCAAACAGATTCGTGAAATGCTGGAAGATACTTTTCTGAGAAGACTTTCAAGATGGAGAACTTACAAGTTTGAAAATAATGACGAAATAGTAGCAAACGAAGACAGAGAAGAAGTAGAATTTCATTGGACAAGATCGCCTACACTCGATCGCCAAAGAGACGCACAAACGGATGCTTTGTTGATTGCAGAAGGACTTGCAAGTAAATCAACTATCTTTGCAAACAATGGATTGGACTATAAAGAAGAATTATCAAAGATGGCGGAAGATAGGAAAATGGAAGAAGAAATATTTAAAGCCAATCCCGAAGAAGAAAAGCTTGCGCAAATTGACGCAGGCAAATAGATTAGAAACTTTCTGTTTTGGAGTCTGTCCTTTTGGTGTAGGGCAGGCTCCTTTTTTTTAAATTATTTTCAATCCTTTTTTCAAAAGAGTTGACATAACCTGTTATGTCGTATAGGTTATAACTATAATCAAATATTAATTAATCACCAAAAAACAGAAAATGAATAACTCAAGCGAAAACAAAACAACCTTAAAATTAACAGATAATGAAT